TACTTTTCCTGTTACCATTTTACTTTTTTCCTTGTGTTAAAAATGTTTATCTGTGTGTGTTTAAAATTGATTGTTGAACCAACCAACTTTTTTACCTTCTGCAATGCGTTTTTCATATGCTTCAACACTTCCGGGCCATCTCCAGGCCCAAATTGCCACCAAGCACATAAAGGCTGCTGTATACATTATACCACGAGTAGGTACGTTTGTCAACCACATTATTACCAAACTGCTGGTCATCATGGCCAACATAAAATATTTCATCTTGTTTGGAAATACTCTGCGCTCATTCCAATTGGTCAGGAACGGTCCGAAGATTTTGTGATTGTACAACCAGGCATGCATCTTTGGCGATCCCTTGGCAAAGCAGTATGCGGCAAACACCACAAAACAACTGTAGGGAATGCCGGGTGTGATCAATCCAACATAGGCCATGCCTAGACTAAGAAATCCTAGTATTTTCCAAAATAATTTTTTCATATTATGCTGCCACTATCCGGTTAGGTACTGCTGATTCAAGAATGTCTTGATGTAGATTGACCGTAAACTTGCCGCCTGCCGCTCCATTTAATGTTGCCAATGTGCTGGCCACACCTTTTGATTTTCTCACACTGAGCCCGCCATATGGCAGATTGGGTGCAGCATAACTGACATGTATCCAAACAGTCTGCCCTGGGAGATATTCCAACAACAATTGATCATACGGTAAATTCTTGCTCATCCATACAGCTATATCGTAGTAGGCATGAGCAGGTACTTTTCTAAACTGAAAATCTCCAGCCTGACCAGTACCGTGTTGTCCCCCACCGATACCTGCACCGTGACGATAGGTGTTGGTCAAAAATGCATTGGGATATTTTTCTTTGATTGGCTCGTAGATGTTCAGAGCAAATGCCGCTAGATTATTCACAACATTCTGCGGGCCTGTAACACTAGGATGGCATTGCGCTAGTTGTGCTATGGTTCTAGGATATGTGACATTCTTGATCATTGTTGCCAGTGTGGTACCTTTTGGAGTCAACACTGTTGTCAATGCGATGTCACCAGTAACCGCAGCCGAATCTCTTCCTGGGGGTGTTGCTCCAGGTTTTACTCCTTCTGTCTTAGGAGTTGGAGTGGTAGTTATTTCTTTGTGTTTTTCAGCAGTGATTTTGCCTTCTGCTAAGAATCTATCTGCTTCTGCCTTGCCTGCGGTGTTATCGTCGTCACCTTCAACGTTCTGCACGGCCGACACCACAGTTACTCTAGGAACTGATGTAGGTGAAAATGATCCGTTGGTTAAGTGTGCATCATACAGTGCTATTAGTACGCCATTAGCATAGACATTGCCAGAATCATAAACAGGTTCTACACGACCGTTGGTGCCAAATCTGAGGCCCGTGATCGCAGTAAACGGATGTGTATGGTTGACCGGAGTATATATACCGCTGGGTGTATTACCAGCTGCTGGACTCGGACTAATGGTTGATGTAGGCATGCTACTATTTAAGCCAACGCAATCCCTGTAGTAGACTGGATAAATTGGTCAGCAAACGTCTTGTCTGTGGCTTCTGCTACTGTTACTGTTGTTTTTAACAATTTGATTTCTTTGTTGGGATCTACAGTAAACAAATAGGGCATTAAACCTGGACCTTTTGGACCCATACCAATTACCTGTGGGGTTTTTAGTTTATAGTAAGTTGCTCCATCTTCTACTAGTTTGGCTACAATTTCTTCACCACTAGTTAGCTTCAATGTGATAACTTCACCTTCTGATACGCCTTTGTCAATTAACATGTTTATCCTTGTAAATGTGTTTTAAGTTCTGTGAATCCGCCAATCAAATTTCCATCTATGAAAATTTGTGGAACAGTTCTGGCATTAGGTACAGCTTCCAAGAGGTCTTCTCGTGTGTACCCGTGTCCTATCTTTCTTTCTTGAATCTCAATGCCTTTTTGTTTCAACAATGCTTTCGCTTGATCACAATAGGGGCAGTTATCTTTCGACCATACAATGGCTGTCATTGTGTTTCCTTTATTAATTTGAATAAATCACAGCACCTTTTTTGTCCGTGACTCGGACTAGCAATACACCTTTACGTTTGTACTGCAACGCGGCACTAATAGCTGCCTGTTCACCGTTATAAGTTCCTATAACGATCCAGCTTTCGTAGGGTGAGTTGCGTTTGTACTGTGCTTTAAACATACATTATATAGCAGGCAACGCATCATAGTCAAGATTTTCGCTCATCACACCTATGACATAATTGGTGCTTTCGCTTTCTTGTAGAGCTGTTTGTTTCTTGCTGGTATCAACGTGTTTGTTGAACCAAGGAATTGGTGTTGATCTAGGAGCAGCCTGCTGATATTTTATGCCAATGTCTTTGAGTGCGCCAACTGCTGTGTAGTCTACAAAGTCTTTGAGAATGTTGGCATTTAAACCAATCACTGGTCCTTTGTTAAACAAATAGTCAGCCCAGGCTTTTTCTTCACGGATGACATCTTGATACAATGCATACACTTCAGACTCGCATTCTGCTTTAGCTTCGGCGAATCGATTGTCTTCTTTTACTACTTGATTAATTAAAAATGCAGTCCACCCTTTGTGTAACAGTTCGTCTTGTAAAATCAATTGAATGATGTTACCATTGCCCATGAAGATCTTATTCTCTACCATTGCCAAACTTGTAGCAAAACTAACCATAAAACGGAACGCTTCCAAAGCATACGATGCATGTAACGCCATGTAGATCGCTTTGATGTGTTCTTTTTCTGTTACCTTTTCACCTAATTGTTTACGGCAGTTGACAACGTGTAGTGCTTCGTAGTAGTTGCCTACACTTGATGCCATATCAACAATTTCTTTAGTATCGTGGATGGTGTTGAACACTTCTTTTGGCACGTTATAAATGTTACGAATAATATGACTGTAGCTCTTTGAATGAATGTTTGTTTCAAAGAATGTCCAGTTATAGATCAATGCTTCTAGTTCTGGCAATGATACCACGGGCATGAAGATTTGGCTTGGGCCGCGCCCTTGCAAACTGTCTAGTGCTGTTTGGCGTAATAGGTTCGATGTGAATATATGTTTAACCGCATCGCTGGCATCTTTAAAATCATTGCTGTCTTTAGTTAAACTAATCTCTTCAGGTTGCCAAAAGAAGCCACGTGCTGTAGCTTCAAAGTCTGCAATCTTTTTATACTTAACTTCTTCAAACCGTTGTATAGTAACTGGTCCAGCTGGATCTAGAAACATCTTACGGTTTAGATAGTCTGTCTTTGTGTTTAAATTGTATTGTTCTTTACTCATTATAATTTACATGCCTCGCAATCTTCTTCTTCTATGATCTCACGTTCGTTATGGAATCCGTTGTAGTGAACTTCTGGTGTTCGTTGTTCTTGTCTACTACCTGCCTTGTTGATCAAACTATAATAGAATGTCTTCAATCCCCACACATGTGCCTGCATGAGATTTTTAGCAATCAGTGTAGTTGGCACTTTGCGGTCCTCAAAGTGTGCTGGATTATAGAATGTGTTAGTTGAAATACTTTGATCAACATAGGCTGCTAACACTGCCGCAATTTTTAAATAACCGTCACAGTCTTTCTGTTCCCACATCAGTTGATATTTGTGTTTCAATCTATTATATTCTGGTACCACCTGCGTAAATGATCCTGCCTTAGATTCCTTAGTAGAGATCAAACTCATAGGCATTTCAATACCGTTAGTACTGTTAATGACCACAGAACTAGACTCTACGGGCGCAATAGCCATTAGTGTAGCATTTCGCACCCCGTGCTGTTTCATTTCTTGTCGGAGTGGTTCCCAATCGAGCTCTGGTGTAAAGTCGGCGAGTTCGTTGACTCCTCCGGCTCTTCTTTCCCAAGGGAATTCTCCCTGACCATATCTTGTTCGGTCACTGTCTTTGCAACGACCTCTTTCTTTCGCCAACTCGACCGTGGCCTCTGTAAGGTAAAAGGCTTGATGCTCCATCCAAACTTTAACTTCTGCCAGTGCGTCTTTGTCGCCATATTTTATCCCCCTTCTTGCATGCCAATAAGCAAGGTTAGTTACACCAATGCCTAAGGGTTGAATTTCATCGTTGCTGAGCTTACTTTGGATGCTCAAGAAATCTTGGTAGTCCAAAATATTGCACAAACTACGCTGTAGTATGCGACACGCACGGCGCATGTCTTCTGGGTTTCGGAACGCACCCCAGTTGATGGATCCCAGTGTGCATAACGCTATGCGTCCCTCCTCGTCGTCTAATCTCTTAAATGAACGGGTTGGCAATAAGATCTCACAGCACAAGTTACTTTGATAAATGGTATGGTATTCAGGATCAAATGGTCCTTGATTCATAACGTTATCAATAAACACCAAATAGATGCGACCTGTATCTGTACGCTCCTTCAAAATGCCAGATTTGAATACTTCCTCAGCTGACATTGTTTTCTTACGTAAGTCTTTACGCTTTTCATATTTCACATATAATTCTTCAAACCGTTGAATGTTCTTGTAAAATGCTTCATACAAATCAGGAACTTCATTGGGATCAAAAAATGTTATGTTTTCTTTGTTTTTAAATCTTCTCCAGAAGAACGCTGACAACACAACACCGTAGTCCATGTGTCGCACTCGGGTTTCTTCTGTGCCTTGATTGTTCTTGAGTACAATAAGATCATCAAACTGTAGATGCCATATGGGATAGAATACGGTAGCACTGGCATTTCGAATGCCACCTTGACTACAACTACGCAAGTCGCCAAACCATTTCTTTAAGAATGGTATCATACCCGTGTGTTGTATTTCGCCACCCCTGATAGGACTGCCCAACGAGCGCAGACGACCTATCTCCAAACCAATGCCTGCACGTTTGCTGGCATACTTGGCCATCATTTCACCAGATGCAAAGATACTATCCAAATCATCATCACTGCGTATAAGAACACAAGAGCTAAATTGCTTAGTAGGAGTGCCCAAACCGGCCAGGACCGGAGTAGCGAGAGTAAAGAGTCCATCACTTGCTGCATTGTAGTATTCCTTGATTAATTTCATTCGGGCTGCGTTAGGCTCTTCTTTGTGAAACACAGTTGCGGCTGCTATCATGTATCGGATCTGCGGTGTTTCATAGATTTCTTTAGTGGCACGATTCTTCACTAGATATTTTTCAATCAACTGTTCAATGGCAGCATAGGAGTATTCTTCATCCTTGGCATGATCCAATATTTCATGCATGCGGTTCCAATCATCCTCACTGTACCATTCTAGCAATTCGCTGGTGTAGAGTCCCACTGACACGTTCTTCTTTACAATGTCATAGAGGTGGGGAGGAGTATAACTGCCGTAAACATCCTTTCTCAGCATACTAAGTCTTTGTTTACCTGCCACAAATTGATAATTGGTGTTGCCTACATCCGGATTTGATTCAACATCAATTAGATCCACAATGGCTCTTAGTGTAAGGCCGTCTATCTCTTCTGTGGTGATGTTGTCATAAAAATGAGGTTGTGCTTTGATCTCTATCATTGACTGACTAACGTCAGCAATGCCTTGGCAAACTTTCGCTACCTGCGCTTGCCATTTTTCCACTGCTAGGGGTTCTTTGTTACCGTTTCTTTTAATAACTGTAATGCTTGTCATTTATCGTTCTCTGTTTTATTGTTGTGGGGTATTTATTGCAATTTACTAACTGCGTATATTGTCTTGGTATTAAAGTCTTTGAGTTGTTCTGCGCTTACTACTGTGCCATATTCAAGATTAAGAACCCGTTCGTCTCCAACTACTAACATATATTGGTGTTGTTTCTTTTGTGTACACATAGACATATGTATCTCACATTTAGTATCAATAAACCGCTGTGTTAATTTAATAGTATACAGCATTCCTAATACTAGTGCAAGATCATCCAGCCTAAGATCCAGCATGAGATGCCAGGGATCGGGCCATTCTGTGGGGATTTGTGGATCTAAGTATGGACTAACAAAAGGTGCATGACGCCAAAGTTCAGCAACATCTTCCAATGGGGTTGGACTTGTTTCTAAACTTTCTCTAAACTGTCTCCAGGCTGCTAGTCTTTTGGTTCCATACTCATCAAACACCGTAGGCCACATCATACGATATGGACCCGGTCGTACCGGTGGCAAGAGGATTTTTATATGTCAACATCACAGTGTCTACTACCGCTGCTGTTGAATCGTCTAAAACAGTGTTGCTGCTCTTAGATACGCTGAATTCAAAATTACTCATTGTGCTTCCTCCTGGTGATGTAAGTGTATTAGGTGAATATGTAAAACTATCTGCGATTGACACATCACTGCCGTGGCTTTCTGGACTAAGGTCATCGCCGATGACTATGGTGGCTGTGCCATATCTAGTATGCTCGCCTAGTTTAAGACAGTAATTTATCACAGTAAATTTATTTTGTGCAGAAAATGCTGCCAACGGTGAAAAACTGTCAGACAGATAGATCGGAGCATAATTCTTATCAACAAAGGTCACACCCGAAGCGTTATAGACTTCTGAAAAAGCGGCTGTACCAGATACTACAGTGGCCGCTTGTTGGCGATCGCTGGCACAGTCAACTAACACATTGCCTATCTTTTCACCAAAGTACACCATATAGTCGTTAGGGCTAGCACTGGTGCTAACGCCATTACCTACAGATTTGAATTTTGATCTCTGTATCAATGTACCACGGCCTGCTGTTGATCTAAATGCTTGGTTCGCAATTTCTTCAAATTCACAATCGTTGATCTGCCAACGATTGCCTTGAGCAGTGACACCGTCGATATAGATGGCTGTGTCATTGACAAAAAATTTGCAGTTGTGAAATTTCACAGCGGTATCAAACACATCACTTTGTAAACACTTCGCCGATACTGCGTTTTGTTCAAATACGCATTCGTCAAATACAAGATTGTGTGTTCTAGTACCGATCACAGTGTTCTGCCAAAATACCGCAGCAGGGGCAGTGGACAGTGTTACTGCGTCGCCTAGATTATATTCGCCGAGAAATCGTACACTCTGAAACCTAGACTCTGTCAGTCCGGATAGTGTTAATGTTCCTGTGTTGCGTTTAATAGTAAAATTGCTCCACTGTATCTTCTGCGGACGATTGGTACTATTAAAATCTCCTAGTTCAAGGCCTTGACTGGTTATCAATCGAATGTTGTTGTCGCCAATGTTTAACACGGCGCCCGACTGAGTTTCGCCACGGAGAATCACTCCGCTAGGAACAGCGAGGTCAGTAGTAAACAGATATTCTCCATTTGGTATTATTAGTTCTTTTTTATAATTTTCGTTGGCGTTTCTAAATAGTTCTGTGAA